ATGGGTCTAGAGGTGTTTTTGGTGGTGGGCAAAACTTGGCTTCTATAGACTATGTAACTATAGCAACTACAGGTAATGCTCAAGACTTTGGAGATTTTACTAGTACTATGACCCGAAGTGCTGCATGTTCAAACGGAGTTAGAGGTGTATTTGGTGGTCATAGTTCAATAAGTGATATTATGGAATATATTACTATTGATACAACAGGTAATGGTACAGATTTTGGAGACTTAACTGTTGCTAGATATCACTTAGCCAGTTGCTCAAGTTCATCAAGAGGTGTATTTGGTGGTGGGGCTGCAAGTGGTCATGCTGTTACTAATACTATTGACTACATTACCATATCCACTACAGGTAATGCTACAGACTTTGGAGACCTTACTTTAGCAAGAGACCAATTAGCTGCTTGTTCTAACGGGTCTAGAGGTGTTTTTGGTGGCGGTACTGGAAGCACCAATACTATAGATTATATTACAATAGCAACACTGGGTAATGCTACAGACTTTGGAGACTTAGTAACAGGTTCTACTACTTTGTCAGCTTGTGCTAACGATACTAGGGGTGTTTTTGGTGGTGGTTATTATGTTTCAGGCACCAATAAACTTCAGTATATTACTATTGATACAACAGGTAATGCTACAAATTTTGGTAATTTAGCTGTTACTGCAGAAGCAACTCAGGACGGGTCTGCATGTTCAGGAGATTAATATGAAACAAGAAATAATAAAAAAAGATAACATAGCCTTTAGTCTTCCAGCAGTAACAGCAGGTAAAATAAACGTAGCTGCTGTAGCAAAGGTAAATGAGTTTCTTCCAGAGATAGAAGAAAAGACTAGGGCTTTTGATCGTAACAATAGTCAGACCACACTAGGTTTAATGACACTTACTATGCTGAACGGTCAGTCACCTATGCGTATGATGCGTCAGGTTATGGCTGAGATTGAAAAACGTAAGATGGCTTTAGCTGAAGCACAGGTAAGTCACGCTAAGACTATCAAAGAAATGCAAGACCTAGAGGGTAGCATTGATCCAGTAGAAGAAGCTGAATACCGTCAGAAGGTTGTAGCATTGTCTACAATGGAAAACAAAATCAATGGCTCATTTAAAGACATTGCTACGTTAATTGATCAGTACAATAACATCAAAGCTGCACACGATATTGATGAGTGGGATGAAGAAGCATTTGAAGCTGAAGAGAAACGTCACCATGTACGCAGAGGCTTTGAGCTTATGTACCGTAACCTACTTGATGGTGGTAGAGCACAGACAGCTACCATAGAATACTTACAGCAACACGGTGTACATCCACAGGTAGCACTCACAGAAACATCAGGTTATGTACAACACTCAGCAGAACAAATTAGTAAAGGTGTGTTGCTACACTCTAATGACTTAGAAGAGTTTTTAGATCAAATGGCAGACAAGTACTGTGCCAATGTAGACAAGACAGCAGAACGTTTATTTGGCAAGAGTGACTTTGTGAACACAGACTATATGCTAAAGTTGGAGGCAAAATGATTATTGAATACAAACTAGATGCAGGGCCACAGGGCATGACTATACCTAATTGGGTAAAGGATGGTGGATACTATTGTGATCCAGATAACTTTACTATGGTAGGCTGGACTAATGATGCGCCTCGTGAGTTCAAAGTACCAGAGACAGTAACAGTGTTAGACAAAGCTGCTCTTACTACTCGTGTACTTAATATACATGGGCGATATGCTATGCAAAAAGAAGACAGTGAAGGTAACTTAGTTAATATGACTACTGATGAAGTTACTGCAGAAGTATCTACATGGTATGATCGCTGGTAATGGAAAACGATAGCTGGCACTTAAACAAGTCTGTACCAATTACACTGATCTTTGGACTAATTGTTCAGGGTGCAGCTATTGTATGGACAGTCTCTATGATGATGTCCGACATTGAAGATAACTCAGAAGAGATTATAGCACTAGAAGAACGTATGGGCAGGTTAGAAACATCTGTACAAAGTCAAGCAGTATCACTTGCCCGTATTGACGAAAACATAAAAGCAATAAGATCATCAGTAGAAAAGATGGCATCTCGTAATGACTAAAAAGGTTTGCCATAATGATAGAAGTATTAGCTTTAGCAGGTGCAGTTACTAAGATAGCTGGTGCAGTTAGTTCTGCAGTTAAAGCTGGTAGTGACGTAGCAGACTTACTGCCTCACTTTGGTAAGTTAGCAAAGTTAGATAGTGAGATACAGTTAGCTGAAAAGGGTGCACATAAAGGCCCACTAGGTAGACTGAGTTCATCTGAAGAAGAGGGCTTTGCAATTGCACAAGCTAAAATGAAACACAAAGAATGCATGGATGAGTTAAGGTCAGCTTGTCAGTTATATGGACCTCCCGGCATGTGGGATCTGGTTGTAAAAGAACAAGCAGCAGCTAGACAAAGACACAAAGAAGCGTTAGAATTACAAGCAAAGCAAAGAGACAGATTGTTCTGGGGTATATCACTGGTAGTCGGAGTAGTAATCTTCGTAGGTGGTACAGCAGGAATGATCTGGGGTCTTAATGAAGTAGTGAATGGATAGTTAATATGGCAATACCAAAGGAAAATCCTGGTGAATGGCGGTGGGTATATAATTTATACTTAAATGATAGGCCTTACATGCAACGTGGAGTTATGCAAAACTCTGTTACAGGCGAAAAGAAAATGACTGCTTATCGTGACATACGTAATGATAAGGGTCAGATCCAAAAAAGCCTACTTCATGAAGAAGGTAACGCCTTTCGTGCTAAACTAAATGAAGATAATGGTTATACTGCTTGGAAGAAAGAACAGGATCGTATAGCTGCAGAAGCTGCTAAAGCTAAAGCAGAAGCTGCAGCTAAAGCTGCTGCAGAAGCTAAAGCACAAGCTGCTCGTGAAGCTGCTGCAGCGGCTAAAGCAGAAGCTGCACGTAAAGCAGAAGAAGCACGTAAAGCAGAAGCTGCTGCTAAAGCAAAAGCAGAACAAGAGGCAGCAGAGGCTAAAGCTAAAGCAGATGCACTAGCTGAAGCTCAACGTATAGCAGAGGCAGAAGCTGCTGCAGAAGCAGAAGCAGAAAGAGTTCGTTCAGAAGATGAAGCTATGGCTAAAGCAGCAGCAGCTAAGGTACGTGCTCAACAGGAAGCAGCCGCTGCAGCTAAAGCTGAACGAGAAAGACAAAAAGCCCTTAAAGATGCAGCAGTAATAGATCCCGCTCCAACAGAAACTACTATGCCACCTGTTACTGGTGAGCCTGTACAACCTCAGTTACCAGCAACTCCTTACGAAGCTAAGACTGCTGAAGTATATAACCCTCCCGGATATGTTGAAGGTGAAGTTGCACCTACAGTAGAAGGCACAGGTACAAGTAGTCAAGCGCTGGTTACATCTCCAATGATGGCTAAACAAATGGCTATGCCTACATCTGGTGGTACTGCAGTTGTAAACTATTCTAATGATCAAGGTAGTATTATTCCTGTAACAGAGGTAGATGGTAAACCAATAAGCTATGTACCAGAAGGATATAGAAAAATGGGAATGAATCAAGGTGGTGTTGTAGGATACGCTGAAGGTGGTGACACTAATTTAAATTCAGAATATCAATTAGCCACAAAGTTTCTTGGTTATAAAGGACCAAAGTCTAGACCTGCACTTAATGACTTTATGAAGGCCAGCCCCGGTGCTGCTGCTCGTATGGGTAAGTATCAACAAGCTATGATGGGTATGTCCAAAGGTGGTGTCGTAGGGTATGCTGAAGGTGGTGATAACATTAGCTATACAGACGACATAGTACCTGCATTTGGTCAAGCAGTTAAAAAGACTATGGACCCTATGCAGTCTACAGTAGAAGAAATGCAACCTCTACCTACACAAGACATTAGTACTCTTGCAGGTCAGGTTGGGGCTGCAGCACCTACAACTACTGCTGCTACTGTACCGACAGTAGAGACTGCTAACCTACCTGCATATACACCTGCATCAACGTACAGTGCTGCTACCGTAAGCCCTTACGTAATGCAGCAAACAGCAGGGCTACAAGCTGCTCAAGGAGCTATACCTCAAGAGCAACAAGTACAAGCTCAACAAGGTCAACTATCTGCTGAAGCTACCCCAACTGCTCCACAATTTGACACTGACTATTTAAAGCAAGCAGAAGAAAGAGCTAGAGAAGTATCTCCACAAGAGATGACTGAGTTTGCTAAAGTAGGTATTATGCCTCAAGCTGGAGATAAAGGCTTTGAATCTCCTTATGAAGAAGCTGAATCTGCTAGATTTATAACTACAACTCCAGAAGCTAAACCTGCCACTGAGTATGATTTAGGTACATTACAAGGTGCTCAAGCACAAGTTACAAATCAAGAGCTTGTAAAGGCAAAAGGTTTGGGTCTTACTGCAGAGCAAGCAGCTTTAGCTGTAAGTTCTTTTAGTCCTACTATTGAAGCTGCAACTAGGCAGTTAGCAGTAGGAGAAATAGCTACCGCTCAAGATGCATATAACATTTCACCTACACAGTTTGCCCAACAAGCTTCTACTGTCGTACAAAATGCTGCTAAAGCTTCTCAAATACCTGATGCGCAATCTGCCCAATCTATGTGGCAATCTACTTTGCAAGGTGCTCAAGGTACAGTTGGTGCACAAGAACTTGCTAATGCTAATAATATTATTAGTGCTACTCAAGCTGTAACTTCTATAGCTGCAACAGTAGATGCTTTAAATAACCAATCTATTATGCAAGCTTCTCAAGGTAGTTTTTCTCAAGCTGCTCTTGCTACTGCAGCACAAGGTACAGTAGATCCTGCTCAGACTGTTCAAGGTCAAATGAACCAATTGATGGAACAGTTTAAGAATGGTACTCCTGTATGGGCAGCAGGGGCTATGCGAGCAGCTAACTCTGCTATGGCTTCACGAGGACTAGCTGGTAGCTCTATGGCAGGAGCAGCTATTGTACAAGCTACTATGGAAGCTGCTATACCTATTGCCGCACAGGATGCACAATTCTACCAACAAGTGGGGATGCAAAACCTAAGTAATAGACAACAAGTTTCTTTAGCTAATGCTGCAGCACAACAAAATATTACGTTACAAAATTTAAGTAACTCTCAACAAGCTGCTTTGCAAAACTCTACTAACTCTTTTGCACTTCAGTCACAAAACTTAACCAACCAACAAGCTGTTGTACTTTCTAATGCTCAAATGAAAGCAGCATTACAAAATAAAACTTTAGATATTAAAACTCAAACTGCTTTGACTAACGCTGCAAAGTATACTGAGATGAATAGAGTTAATATTAGTAATGAACAGCAGTCATTGTTGCAAGCCTCTGCTGAAAATTTACAAGTAGATATGGCTAACCTTTCTAACTCACAACAAACTGCTTTAAGTAACTTGCAAGTACGTGCATCTCTTATCGGTCAAGAACTTAGCAATGAGCAACAGACTGCTATGCTTCAGTCTACTCAAACTTTTGAACGTGCAGGATTTAATGCTAATGCACAACAGACTGCCCTATTGCAGGATGCTCAAGCTAAGGCAGCACTAGAAGGCAGAGCCTTAGATGTTAGACAGCAGACTGCTTTGTTTAATGCAAGTCGTGTAGCAGAATTAAATGATATTAACCTTACCAATAAGCAACAAGCTTTACTTCAAGAGTCTGCTCAAGTTCTACAAATAGAAACTCAAAACCTTTCTAATCGTCAGCAAACTGAGTTAGCAAATGCACAAGTAAGAGCAGCCCTTCAAGGTAAGGTTTTAGATAACGAACAACAAACAGAAATTATTAATGCTGCCAGATACGCAGAAGCAAATAACATTACTGTAAGCAATAAACAAGCTGCATTAGTACAAAGTTTTGTTACTAATTCTACACTTCAAGGTAAAGCCTTAGACAATACACAACAGGCTTCTATATTCAATACCTCTGCAGTATTAGAAGAACGTAAGATAGATCTTACGAATGAACAGCAAACACGTCTGTTTAATACGACTAACAATCTACAAAGAGATGTAGCTGAACTGTCTAACCGTCAACAGACAGCACTAGCTAATGCACAAATTGAAGCTACTCTCCGTGGTCAAGAGCTTAGTAACGAGCAACAATCTGCTGTACTAAATGCAGAAAAATTTGCTGAAGCTAATAATATAACCTATACCACTAACCAACAAACACAGCTTGCAAACTCTCAATTAATGCAGTCTGTTGGGTTAGCTAATCTTAATGCTAATCAAGCAACTACATTGCAGAATGCAGCACAGCTTGCTGGTATGGACATGCAGAACCTGAACAACAGGCAACAGGCTGCTGTGCAACAAGCACAAAACTTCCTTAGCATGAACATGGCGAACTTGACTAACGAACAACAAACTGCTATATTTAAATCACAACAAAATATACAGTCATTGTTTACAGATCAAGCTGCTGATAATGCTTCTGCACAGTTTAATGCTGCTAATGAAAACCAGACCAGACAGTTCTTCTCTTCGTTAGCTAATCAAACTGGTCAGTTTAATGCTGCACAAACTAATGCACTTAACCAGTTCAACATTGATGAGATCAATTCTATTCGTGAGTTTAATGCTGGCATTCAGCAACAGCGAGATCAGTTCAATGCAACTAACAGTTTGGTTGTAGCACAGGCTAATGCTCAATGGAGACAAAACTTAGCAACACTTAATACCGCTGCACAGAATGAAAGCAATGCAACCTTTGCAGCAACTATCAATGCTATGACATCCAAGAATATAGACGCAGTGTGGCAACGTGAACGTGACTTAATGAGTTACAACTACACCTCTGCTGAGTCTGCTAAGGACCGTGCATTACAAATACTAGTGGCAGATAAAGAGTTACAACAACTAAAAGAGTCTATGGGTTATGCAGAAGATACTGCAAAAACTGAATTAGCTTTTAGGTTCTTGTTTGGTGACTCTTTTGGTGGCCTATTTAAATCATAAGGGATAATTATGTATAAAGGACCATATATAAATCTTAGAGACGCTGTACAACAAGGTGGTGTTGAAGGTTTAAAAGCCTCTAAAGGCATGAGGGCAGAGAAAGCTTTAATGACTCAAAGAACTACAGGTAAACTCCGAGAGGTTACTGAGGATTTTAATGAAAAGCTTTCTAAAGAAATTTTAACTAGGTTTCAAACAGCTAATGACGATGTTAGAGTTGCTGAAGAGGATATTAAAAAGTATTTAAAAGGTCTACCTGCAGAAACAACAACTGAATCTAATACAGGCCTTATGTCTAAATCGACAGGGGGTACAGATATCGTAGAGTTTATTGCTGAACAAGAGCAGTTTAGAGCTACACCTTATTGGGACGAAAAACAATACACAAACGGCTATGGTACAAAAGCTAAGAGTAAAGATGAAGTTATAACTGAAGAAGAAGCACGTAAACGTTTAGGTGAACAGGTAGAAGTTGCACGTAGTGCAGTAAAACGTTTAGAGAAAAAATACGATGAGCCTTTTACTGAAGGTCAAACTAAAGCCTTAATCAGCTTCACCTATAACACTGGTCAAGGAAACTTAATGAAACTGGCTGATCAAGGTAATAGGGGTATCTCTGAGATAGGTGATATGCTTACTGAATACGTGTATGCCGGAAAGAAAAAGCTTCCTGGTTTAGTTAAAAGACGTAAGCTAGAATATCAAATATTTAATGAGGGTAACTGATGAGTTTAATATTTAATGGACCTATTCCAGGTCAATCACTTACAACTGAACCAAAGGGTCTGCCTTTTGAAAGACCCCCAGAAGTAACTGATCCCATAGAAGCTTTAGATATACACTTAGATAAGTTGTCTGATCCAGGCTCTATGGAGGATGCTTTATTCTTCCTTGAGATGGGCTTAGATCTTGTGTCGTTAGTTGAAGGTATACTTCGTAGTGCAGTTATGGAAGGTATTCACAGTATAGATGTAAGTCTTATCATTGGCCCAGTTATACATGAGCATATTAAAGCTGCTGCGACTAGAGCTGACATAGAATTTAATGAGGGCTTTGAGGATAAGGATAAAGATACGGCTGTGTCTTATCAGAGAGATACTATGAGAGCTAAGAAGATGCTTCGTGAACTTAGCAATAAAGAAGATGAAGAGCCTGTAATGTCTATGACTATGTTATCAATGGCACCAAAAGAAGAACCTATGGAAGAAGAACCAATGGAGGTAGAGGAAGAACCTGCTGCCCCTCAAGGTCTAATGGCGAGGGTATAACAATGGCTTTTAAATTACGTGCAGCAGGTATCACCAACTACCTAAAAGGTGTTGAAGAAAGAGAAGCTTTAAAGCAAGCTCGTATGGATAAGAAGGAAGCGTTAGCTCTTGAGCTTATGTCTAAGTATGGAGTAGGTACTTTTGCTGGTATGAGTACTAGGTCAGGTAAAGGTAGTGCTGCTGCTGTTTCTTCTAGTGCAGCTACCGCAGCTCTCCAACAGAATTACGGATTAAGTGACGATGTGCTAGCACCTATACTTGCTACTGGTGACCCAAAAGGCTCACAAAAAATACTTGCTATTTTAGATGGGCAAAGAAAATTATACAAAGAAAAAAATTTACCTCTGCCTGAATCTGTAATACAAGAGGTAGTAGAAAATGCAGTTCTTTCACAACCAACTAATAAACCTATCGACCTTACAAAGGTTGAAGATTTTATTGGTCGAGAGATGGACCCCTTATACAAAGAAATACTTCAGCAAGGTACAACTACTGCTGGAGAAGTTTTACCTTTTGATCCTGGGTTTGCAGAGATACCTGATCTAAGTGATATACCTACAGTTATGCAAGCTACAGTGCAAGACTCTGCGGGTAATGCTAGAAGGGAACAAACTATTCTTAAAAGAAGACAGGCAGAACTTCAAAAACTTATACAAACAGATAGCTCTGGTATATATCAAAATGAGTTTAATATTTTGACAGATCGTTTAGATGCTATTGATTCTGCTTTAACTAGCGTTAAGGATGATCCATCTCAGATTATTAATCTATATGGAAACTCTTATGCTAAGAAGTTATTTAGCTCTGATGCAGGTCAGTCAGTACAAAACTTACCTTTACCATCAATACTTACAGATGCAATGGCCAGTGCTCCACTAGTTTCTAGTATTGAAATGGGTGTAGCTTTACTGAACGCTGGTGTATTCGAACCTAATACTATTGTAAGACTTCCTACAGGCCAAACTGTTGAACTAGTTCCTGGATCTTCTCCTACTCAATAAAGGTATTAAATATGGCGGAACCATTAAAGGTTTATGCAGATGACTATAAGAGTCCTCTAGAAACTTCTGAACCTATTAAAGTGTATGCAGATGAGTACACTTCAAATCCTATAGTACCTCAAGAAGATGGTAGCCTTATTGACTTAAGCCCTGTGCTTAAACAGTATGGAGACAGTCTTACTAAAGAAGATATTCTTGCTAACGATGACCTTATGGATATTGTTTACTCAAGCTTAGAGGCAAGATATACACCTAAAGGTATACTCACTGGAGTTAGACGAGCTGCATCAGGTCTTGCTGGGGCAGATATTGGTGGGGGTATTAGAAGTCAAGACTACAGATCTATGGATAGGGAAGAGGCTTTTGAAACTTGGCAGAACTACCAACGTTCTTTTGCTGGGGGGCAAACCGTAACTACAGCTAATGAACTAGCCTATGGAGTATCAGCAGATGACTCAATAAAAGCTAGATTAGGTGCTGGCTATACGTTGTTTGACCAGATGGATAATGCATTTACTGGTGAAGGCTCTTGGCGTGAAATGGCTGATGCTATGTACGACTACACTAAGTCAGCTGTATATGATCCATCAACTATTCTTTCGTTAGGTTTAGGTAAGTTGTTTGGTTTTGCTGGGACTAAAGCTAGTAGTTTAGCTGGGAAAACCTTGTTAAAGAAAGCTTACCAAGATCAAGTTAAGAAGGGTGTAGCTAAACAAACTGCTTTAGCTAACATAAGGTCTGCTGCTGTAAAGGCACTACCTGCAGCTACTGCTGACGCCATGATAGGTGCTGGTGTTGATGTCTTATATCAATCTCAGTTAATTAAAACTAATGCACAAGAGGAATACTCAGGTGCTCAAACAAGTTTAGCTGCACTAGGTTCAATGTTTGTAATACCTACACTTGCTGTAACAGGTGCATCTCTTAAAGAGTTACGTAAGGGTCCACTTAAAAATACATTTCTACGTTACAAAGAACTTGATGAAAAAATTTTAGAGGTTGGTATAGATGCAGCAGAAAAAGATCTTAGAGAAAACGTAGGTAGAGACATTGATATAAGTGTCTTAGATGAAACCTTTGGTTTAGTTGAAGGTACTACTAAAGACTTTTTAGTCTGGGAAAAACTTGTAGATAAATCTCAAGATGCACTAAAATCTACCGATCAAGAATATACAGACGCAAAAGCAACCAACGCCTTCTTTCTTTATTTATTTAGGGGTGACCCTGAGACTAACACACCAGGTTATG